GCACCAGCCTTGCGCTTAAGTTGGAATTCATCGGAGCCGCTGTTCTCAAACAGGCGCTTGACCTCATAACGCAGTTTGGCAGGGATGGCGGGGCGGGTAGTGAATCGCTTGTCAGGGCTCACACGCAGGGCGTGGCCGCTGTCAACCACGCGACTGGTCTCGCTGTAGGTGCCACTGCCACCAGCTTCATCAGGGGCTTGTGTGGTGGGCTCGACCTCGACTGGTTCGGTGTCGGCGGTGGGAGCCTTGGCCTTACCGATGCCGTCCTCGTCACCGTCCTTGTCAGATGCGCCCTTGGCGGGGTTGTTGGCGTTGCCAGCACCCTCACCCTCACCCTCGTCATTTGCGGGGCTTGTAGGGGTGTTCTGAGGCTTCTGCGGGGCATTCTCGATGGCGGTCAGTTGGCTGAACACCCACTCAGCCAAGCGCAGGGTGTCGGCACTGCTGGTGCAGTCATCGATCTGGGCACAGGCTTTGTCAAAGATGGCGGCAAGGCCAGCGGCGGTGGGCATATTGGGTGCGTAGGTGCGACCGTGCATGGCGAGCACAAAGGGGTACTGCGCGGGGTTTGTCCAGTCAGTCACTGCGGCCAATGCCTTGTTGCCCATGTCCTGTGCCAGCGCACCCAGCAAGCCCTCGATGTTGCCTGTGATCTGCGCGGCGATACCCTTGCGCTCGATCCAGATGTCCTCGATGGCATTGTGCAGGGACTTGATGTAGGGCACATGAGAATTGAAGCTGAAGTCGGTGTATTTGCGGTGCAACAGTTCATGGATCACAAACCCAGCGTATTGCTCCAGCACCACGTGGGGCACAGTCGCGTCATCGCGGATGTCGGACAGGTAGATATCGCCCGACTGGTTGATGGCGGCGGTGGTGATCTGGTCAGTCCAAGTCACGCCACGCAGGGGGTTGTCGGGGAACAGCACAGCGTTGACCTTGTTGGCAAGGTTCTCGATGGCGGCGCGGAATTCATAGCCTTTGTATTGGGATTTCATGTTTAAACGCTCCTCAGATGTTGTCGTTGATGAATTGCTCATCGATGCAGGCGGCATAGATGGATGCCAATGCGGCGGTGGATTCGCTGGGCTGACGGTTCACCACAGCGGTTTGCCATGCGGTTTGCACGGTGTTGTAACGCAGTGCGCGGATGAATGCGATGGCACTGCGGATCGATGGTGCGTCCACGATATCGGCGGTCTTGACCTTGGCGCGAGCCACGGTGATGGCTTTCATGACGTGCTCGGCCAGATCCTTTGAGCATCCTGTGTGCTTGACCAGCGCGGCCACCTCTTGTTTCACTGGCAGGAATTCAAACTGCACCACGCGAGCAAAGCGGTCGGCCAGTGCTGAATTCATGGTGCGGGTGCCAGCGTAGCGGCCAGTCTCGTCACCGTTGGTCAAGGTGTTGTCGGCGGCGATCACCAGCACACCGTTGGCGCGGCGGCGCACAGCACCACCATAGGTCACCGCAGAATTGGGCTCAAGGAAGCCATTCAAGGGGGCAAGGTTGCCAGCATCTGCGTTGGTGACCTCATCCAGCAGGATCACGGTCGAGGGGCTTGTAAAGGCCGTCAGGAAAGCTTGTGGCTGGAACACGGTTGCACCATTCTCAAGGCCAGTCGCGCCAAGGTAATCCTCTTTGCTGGTGTACTTTTCAAAGTTGATGCGGACGAATGCACGGCCAGTGCGAGCGGCGAATTGTCGGGCGGTCTCAGTCTTGCCTGTACCCTTTTCACCGCCAAACCACACGTTTTCGCCAGTGTCTTGCGACTGGATCAGGTGGCGCAGAATGCCCTCAGTCCAGATGAAGTTGTCATCGATGGCAGGGGTGTCGGGGTGGTTCCAGATCTCGACCTCAAGGGCACGACCTTGGTTGTCGGCCACGTCCACGCCGAACACGTCCTTGGCTGGCTTTTTGTCCACGACCCATGCACTGGCAAGGGCACCTGCTACGGTCATTTGGCCAGCATCCTGCACAGCCTGTTTAAACGGGGCAAAGGCATCGGCCACGACCTTGGCCACGGCGGCATTCACGGCGGCTTCATCGATCTTGACCTCACCCACGATCTCGCCCAGTGTGTCCAAGCGCTTGTCCAGCTTGGCAAGCACCTTGCTGTGCTGGGCGATAGTGCCATCGATGTTGTTCAAGGCATCGGCCACTTGGTCGGCAAAGCCCTTGTGGTCACGGCGCAAGTTGTTCACGGCGTTGGTTGCGTCCAGTCCCAATGATTCGGCACGGCCAGCGGAAGCCACTGCGGCATCGATGCGGGGGTCGGGTGCAGATGCCAGCCCAGCGGCTTGCGCGGTGCGGATCGCGGTGGGTGAAACAGGCTTGGCACTGCGGATGTCATCCAGCCCAAATTGGACGTTCGCAATGCCGTTGACCAAGTCGCGGACGATGTCGCCCTTGGTCGTGGGCATGAGAGTGCCCAGCAGGGCGGCGTGTGCGGCTTGCACTTGGTGCAAGGGGAGGCGGCTAACTTCAAGGATCAGGGTGTTGGTCATAGTGTGCTTTCGGGTTGGTTGGTCAAAGGGTGAATTCGTCCCCATCGAGGGGGCAGGTTGGCAGTCCAAGGCCAGCCCATTTGCTGGTCAGTCGGATGGTGTAGCCGCATGATGGGCAGAATGCTTTGAGCATTCGGGTGCCTTGCGTCTTGCGGGTGTTGAACGTCAGGGTGGCGTGGTGATAGGTGCCCAGTCCTGTGATGATGTCGCCGTAGGTGGGGATGAAGTCGGGGTCGCCTAGCGTGGAGCGCCAAGGGTCGCGGATGGTGGGGTTGGTGGGCTCAAGCTTCATCAGCTTGGCGATGTGTTGGAAGTTCACGCCGTGGTTCATCGCGCCAGCAGTGGCGTGGCAAAGCTCATGCACCAGCACTTGGAACACGGCGACAGGGTCGGCCAGTTCGGGCGAGACCAGAATCTCGATGGTGCGGTCGGCACTGGCAGTGGATGCCCAGCATTCACCGATGGCACGACTGCGTTTGGCATTCAAGGGGAAGCCACAGGCCACGCGAATGGCTTGGGGCAGGGGCTTGTTGTGAGCGGCAAAGATGGGACGCAGTTCCTCGACTGCGGCCATCAGCCATTGTTCGCGGGTGTCTTGTGTCATGGTTGGCCTTTCAGAGGGACGCGATCAGGGCGTGGGCAGATGCGATGGCACGGCGTTGGCGCAGGGTCTTGGACTGCAACACCATGCGGCGGTCACGCACTGCGTCCAGTTCGGCGTAGAGCTTGGTCACGTAGGGGTTGGACAGGTCATCACCATGCAGTGCCAGAGTGGCATGGATGTCGGCGGTGGCGAAGTCACATTGGGCGATGGTGTAGCCGCTCACCTTGGTGACGGCGGCACGGTTCAGATCGGTGTAGGTCATAGGTTCTTTCAGTTAAAGTTGCACTCAAAGTGCTGGTCAATCACGCAGGTGTTTGCAAAGTTGTCAGTGTCAGCTTGCAGTTGATCTGCATCGCCGTCTTGAAACCACAGGGTTTGCTCATCATCATCAAGTGAAGTCACTTCATATGCCCAGCCATTGCCGTAGGACTCAATCAGGTACTTGTTGTCATCGGTGCGAAATGAATTAGTTATCATGTTGATACTTTCGGTTTGTTGCTTAAGACCCCATCGCTGGGGTTTCGCCCATACAGGGCTCATCAGTTAAGCTGTTTAAAAGGCGCTTTCCATTGCCTCTTGCACGGTGCATTCCACGGTTGCCATGCTGATCAGATCGCCCCAATAAAGTTGGTGCGCCACGTCCAGTTTTTTCAACAGCTTGTTGGTGTTCACGCTGGGGGAGCGGAATGCTTGGTCGGTCTGTTGGTAAACGTACATGGCGCGAACGGCGGCGTTCCAGTTGGTGGCGCTGGGGTTCAAGCTGAAGTGATGTTGAGTCAAACTCAATTGACCGAATGCCCAGTCTTGGACTTGTTTTGCTGTGATGTTGCGCTTGATCATGTTGTGCCTTTCGGGTTGGTTGGTTGCTATTACTTTCACTTGGTCGGTTGCAATTGCTTGCAACACAGAACGAATTTCAACAGGTTGGTTTAAACCTGTCAAACACTACGTTGGAAAGCCTGACAAAAGCTTGGGGTTATTGGCTGGTAAGTTGGTAGACGCTAACTTGATGGGAGCTTGACTGCATTTATATATGTCGCCAATGCCTGTGGTGTTGTGTACTGAAGTACTCAAAGATGTGTAATCAACAAGTACTAGCTGACGATCAAAAATTAACTAATAGAGAAAAGTATTAGAAAACGACCAGAACGGCCAGCAAGGCCATCAAAGTGGCGCGGTAAGGGGTCGGTGAGGGTAGAGGGTGAAAATCGCTTCTAGGGGGGTTTAAATCGATTCTAGAGCCATGTGGTTTTATACAGTAGTGGGTGTTTTTGGGGTCTAAGTTAGCGGTCACTGACATCTGTGTGGATAGAGTTGGGGACAAGATGTGGATAAGTTGACAGCCTGTGGATTGTGTGGATAATGCGAACAATACTGTTTAAACAACCAGTGTCGGCCTATGTTGGTTGGCACTCACTCACATATAGGTGATGCACATGGAAAAGATATCAAAACAAGAGTATTTGGCGGCACTGGAAGCGGCGAACGTGGATGACGAGGTCGTGCTGGATGCTGATCAGGATGATCAAGATCAAGGGCTGGGCGAGATGAGCGAAGCGGAACGGTTGGCGCTCCACGCAGATGCACCAACAGTAAGGGTAGACGGTAAGCCATACAGCAGTCCAAGAGGGGAAAGAGCAAGACCTCTCACAGTGAGCCAGATCACATTCGCACAGGGGATCATCCAAGGCAAGACCTACAGGCAAGCCTACAAGGATGCCTATCCGAATGCACAAGGATCAGATTCAAGCATCACCACGTCAGCATACAAGCTCAGCAGGGATCCAAGGGTGCAAGCGTTAGTGCAAGATGCACTGGATGAGACGGTGGAGCATCTCGCGGAGGATGTCGCAGGGACAAAGCGGTATGTGTTGAAACAGTTGATTGCACACAGCAAAGGAGCCAAACAAGAGGGCACCAAATTAAAAGCACTGGAGTTGCTGGGCAAGTCTGTCGGGTTGTTCATCGACAAGGCAGAGGTCAAGACTGAAGCAGTGACAGCAGAGCAGTTGAAGCGTGAGCTTGGTCAGCACTTGAAGCTGTTGCCTAGTGCAAAGCGCAGTGCATGACGATAGTGCGTGGCCATGCCTTGTGTAGACATCGGTCATCGGCGTGCTGTGCGTGTAAACGTGCGCGTGTAAACGGGGGAGGAGGCATGACGATGCGGTGTGGCGCGACCCTGCCGTACCCCATCCCCCCGACTTGGCAAGGTACCTCCCCCTCCTATGACTGCACTGTAATCCACTCCCCCAATTTCATTCCCCACAACAGCAGTAACGTTCTCATCCCTAAACACCCCCCCATGTGTTTCCAAAATGCCACACCCCCGGGGTATATATTTTTTCGTTTAAACCCCTTGCGAACGTTCGTGAGAACGTTTAAACTGCTGAACGTTACAAGCGTTACAGCCGTTACAGCGTTACAAAATGACACCTCGCAGACAACTTGTTTTGGACTTCATCAAAGCGTATATCCGCATACATGGGATAGCTCCGTCGTATGAAGTCATTGCCAAAGGTCTTGGAATGAAGTCCAAGGCGAATATCCACCGGATCGTGCATCGATTGCAGACTGACGGATTCCTTACAACCAAACCCCATAAGTTCCACTCCATCAAGGTTGTGGACAGATCTGTCCGAGAAATGGCATCCCTGTGAGTCTTCTGACCAGAGAAGAGATCATTGGTTACTTGAAGGTGACTGATTCTGTCCCTGCGGATGAAAGAGACAAGATCTACCAGCTTTTAGAGTTGGATCGGGTTGAGCGGTGCAAGGAGAACTTCCTGTACTTCGTCACGCAGATGTGGCCCGGGTTTATTTCCGGTAAACACCATGCAATCATGGCAAACGCTTTTGAGCGTGTTGCCAATGGGACTCTGAAAAGGTTGATCATCAACATGCCTCCCCGGCATACCAAGTCAGAGTTTGCCTCCTATCTCCTGCCGTCATGGTTTCTGGGCCGGTATCCACAGAAGAAGATCATCCAGACTGCCCACACCGCAGAGCTGGCTGTTGGCTTTGGCCGGAAAGTCAGGAATCTGGTCTCCTCAGAGGCTTATTCCAAAGTTTTCCAGACCAAGCTCTCCTCAGATTCAAAGGCCGCAGGACGCTGGAACACTGACGCAGGCGGGGATTACTTCGCTATTGGTGTTGGCGGTGCTGTGACTGGTAAGGGTGCGGATGTATTGATCATTGATGACCCGCATTCTGAGCAAGAAGCCCGGCAAAACAACCCCGCAGTCTTTGATGGTGTGTATGAATGGTACACATCCGGCCCGCGACAGCGTCTCCAGCCCGGAGGAGCCATCATTATTGTGATGACAAGGTGGTCAAAACGAGATTTGACCGGCCAGATCCTCAAAAACGCAGAAAAAGACGGTGTAAACGACTGGGAAGTGATTGAATTCCCGGCGATATTGCCCTCCGGCACCCCTTTATGGCCCGGATTCTGGAAAAAAGAAGAGCTGGAAGCCATCAAAGCCGAGATTCCCACCGCCAAATGGGAAGCGCAGTACCAACAGAACCCCACCGGCAACGAAGGCGCGATCATCAAACGGGATATGTGGAAGATCTGGCCGGATAAAAACCCGCCTCCCTGCGATTACATCATCCAGTCTTGGGATACCGCCTTTGAGAAGAACAACCGGGCCGACTATTCGGCCTGCACCACATGGGGAGTCTTCCAACATGCCGACCAACATGGGAATCTGAAGCCCAACATCATTGTTTTAGACTCGTTTAAACAACGTATGGAATTCCCTGAGTTAAAGCAAAAGGCATTTGAAATGTGGAAGGAATGGAACCCAGACACATTAATCGTTGAGAAGAAAGCCGCTGGGGCTCCGCTAATCTATGAGCTGCGGATGATGGGGATCCCTCTTTCGGAGTACACACCAAGCAAAGGAAACGATAAGATAGCGCGTGTAAACGCTATTTCTGACTTGTTTGCCTCTGGCGTGGTCTGGTGCCCAGAGACCCGGTGGGCCGACGAGTTGATGGAAGAGCTTGCTTCATTCCCAAATGGGGATAACGATGACTTGGTTGACTCAACCAGTCAGGCGTTGATCAGGTACCGGCAGGGCGGGTTCATTGGAATTGATTCCGACGAACAAGAAGAAGTCAGGTATTTCAAAGGCCGCAAATCAGAGCGGTACTACACAGTTTAAGGACGCATCATGGAAAAAGGTTTATACGCAGCTCCTCAAGGTTTATCCGATCTGGCTGGCCCAGACATAGAAATTGAGATTGAGAATCCCGACGCAGTTGACATCAATATGGATGGCCTGTCCATTCACATGGAACCCGGCGAGGCAACTGATGAGGATTTTGATGCCAACCTTGCCGACTTCTTGGATGACAGCACCTTAGATTCCCTCGGTTCAGACCTTATTTCAGATTTTGAGAAAGATCAGCGTGACCGTCGCGACTGGATCCAGACCTACGTCGAGGGCTTGAAGCTCCTCGGCCTCAAGTACGAAGAGCGTACAGAACCTTGGCAGGGAGCCTGCGGTGTATTCCACCCCATGCTGACCGAGTCAGTTGTCCGATTCCAAGCTGAAGGGATCATGGAGACCTTCCCCGCCCAAGGCCCGGTCAAGACCAAGATCATCGGCAAGGAAACCCCAGAGACTACAGAAGCCGCAGAGCGAGTTCAGGAAGACATGAACCACCAACTGACGGATGTCATGGTGGAGTACCGCCCAGAGCATGAAAAGCTCCTGTGGAACCTGCCAATCGCCGGGTCTGCCTTCAAGAAGGTCTATTACGACCCCAGCAAAGGCCGTCAAATGGCCGTATTCATCCCCGCAGAAGACATCGTCGTGCCCTACGGCGCGGCCAGTTTAGAGACTGCGGAGCGTGTTACACATGTAATGCGCAAGACTGAAAACGAGGTAACCAAGCTCAAAGAAGCTGGCTTCTACCGTGATGTCGAGTTAGGCGACCCAACCTATGACTTGGACGACATCGAGAAACAAAAAGCCGAAGAACAAGGCATGTCTGCCATTCAGGATGATCGCTACCGCATTCTGGAAATGCATGTGGACATCGATTTGGAGGGCTACGAACACACCAACAAGAATGGCGAAGTTACAGGTATTGCCCTGCCCTACGTCATCACCGTGGAGAAGGGTACAGGTAAGGTTCTTGCAATTCGGAGAAACTGGTATGAAGGAGATGAACTCCACCTCAAGCGTCAGCACTTTGTCCACTACCAATACATCCCCGGTTTTGGATTTTATGGTTATGGTCTTATCCACCTTATCGGGGGATATGCAAAGTCGGCTACGATGCTCATTAGGCAACTGGTTGACGCCGGAACGCTTAGCAACCTGCCGGGCGGCCTCAAGTCCCGTGGCTTACGTATCAAGGGTGATGACACCCCAATTCAACCGGGCGAATTCCGAGATGTAGATGTTCCGTCCGGATCAATCCGCGACAACATTCTCCCCCTGCCTTACAAAGAGCCAAGCCAAGTTCTCTTCGCCTTGTTCCAGAACATCGTCGAGGAAGGCCGCTCCTTCGCTTCTTCTGGCGACATGAACGTCTCCGACATGTCCGCCAATGCGCCTGTTGGCACAACCTTGGCCCTGCTGGAAAGAACCCTGAAGGTCATGGGCGCAGTCCAGTCCCGCATCCATTACTCCATGAAGCAAGAGTTCAAGCTTCTGAAGACCATCATTGCGGACTATGCCCCCGAAGACTACGCCTACGAGCCAGAAGATGGAAGCCGTGCCGCCCGCAAGTCGGACTACGACAGCACCGATGTCATCCCGGTCAGCGATCCCAACGCAGCCACTATGGCCCAGAAGATCGTCCAATACCAAGCAGTCATGCAATTGGCCCAACAGGCTCCTCAGTTGTATGACATGTCCTTCCTCCACCGCCAAATGATTGAGGTTTTGGGTGTCAAAAACGCCGAAAAACTGGTCAAAACGGAAGATGATGCGGCACCAACCGACCCGGTTCAGGAGAACCAAAACGTCCTGAACATGAAGCCTGCTAAGGCTTTTGTGGAACAAAACCACGAAGCCCACATCCAAGTCCACATGATGGCGATGCAGGATCCAAAGATTGCCCAGATCATTGCCCAGAACCCCCAAGCGCAGATGATCCAAGCGGCCATGCTGGCCCACATCAATGAACACGTCGGCTTCCAGTACCGTTTGGAGATCGAGAAGCGCATGGGCATCTCCATCCCCAAGGAAGACCAGAACAAGCAGGTTCTTCCAGAGATGGCCGATCAGATTGCCATCATGTCAGCGCAGGCTGCTCAACAGTTGTTCCAGCAGAACACCCAGCAAGCCCAGCAACAGCAGGCCCAGCAACAGATGCAGGATCCAATTGTCCAGATGCAGATGCAGGAACTCCAGATCAAGATGGAAGACCTGAAGCTGAAACAGCAAAAGCAAGCAATGGAAGCTGCCGCCAAGGCAGACCAAATTCGGGTGGAAGAGTCCCGTATCGCGGCTCAGAAAGAGATCGCTGCAATGCAGGTCGCGGCAACCTCTGCCGCTGCAAAAGATCGTTTAAACAAGCAAATGGAGCTTGACGGCGCTCGGCTGGGAGCCGATATCGCCAAAAACCGGGCACAAATGGCCGTGCAAAACGCGCAACGGGCAGCGCAACGAAACCAGCCTAGCAAGAAAAAAGGAGAGTAATTGAGCGATTACCGTCTTTTATCAGTTGTAGTCAAGGAGATCCAGAAGCTGAAACAAGAGCGCGAAGCTTATGTTGCGGCGGGTCGAGTTGACCACATTGAAGAGTACCGAAGAGTCTGCGGCGTTATCCAAGGTCTGAACTACGCAGAGAACATCATTAACGACCTTGTGCAAAAAATGGAGACATCAGATGACTGAATTTGACGTTGCGGCAGTTGATCTGTCGGGTATTTTGAATACCACGGCGGAGCAAAAAGCCAAGCAATTGCCTGACCCCAAGCGGTTTCATGTATTAACCGTTGTCCCAGAGGCGATGGAAGAGTACGCAGACAGCGATATTGGGATTGTGAAATCCAGCCAGTCTATGCACTATGAAGAAGTACTGACCCCAGTGCTGTTTGTGGTCAAGCTAGGCCCAGATGCCTACAAAGATCCCACCCGGTTCCCCAGTGGGCCGTCGTGCAAGGAAGGTGACTTCGTCATCGTCCGCCCCAATTCAGGCACCCGCCTGAAGATTCATGGCCGAGAGTTCAGGATCATCAATGATGATTCCGTCGAGGCTGTAGTTCAGGATCCGCGTGGAATCACCCGCGCTGCATAAGGAGACACTATGCCATTGCCCAAGTTTGACGGGGACGAGTACGAGTTCCCCGACGAAAAAGCCGAGAAAGCTTCGGCCAAAGAAGAGCTGCAAATAGATATTGAGGACGATACGCCAGCAGAAGATCGTGGCCGTAAAGCCGCTCCTCCACCAGAAGATCCGACAGATGATGAGCTGAACTCGTATGACGAGAAGGTTCAGGCCCGGATCAAAAAGTTCACCCGTGGCTACCACGATGAACGCCGCGCCAAGGAAACCGCCTTGCGCGAACGGGAGGCCGCTGAAGAGTTCGCCCGCCAGATCTATGAAGAGAACAAGCGCCTCAAAGGCCAACTCAAGACTGGCAGTGAAGTCTTCATCGAGCAAAACAAATCTACAGCTCAGGTCGAGCTGGATGCCGCCAAAAAGCGCTTCAAAGACGCTTTTGAAGCTGGTGATTCAGACGAAGTGACATCTGCGCAGGAGGCGATTGCCAAGGCAACCCTACGTATTGACCGCGCAGAAAGCATGCGCCCAATTGAGGAGCCTGACAACTTCACACCGCCTGCTCAAGCCAGACAGACCACCACCCCAAAAACACAGAAGTGGGTTGAATCCAACAAGGATTGGTTTGGATCTGATGAAGAAATGACAATGGCTGCAATGGGCCTTGACAAGAAGCTTCAGAAAGAATATGGTGCGGACTATATCGGTACTGATGATTACTTCAAGCGAATCGACAGTACCATGCGAAAACGATTCCCCGAGTATTTCGGGAGCCATGAGGATGACGACTCCTCCTATAAAACGTCAGAACCGGATGAGGACGATACACCGCCCCGCCGTGCAACAAAACCTGCTTCACCTGTGGCTCCTGCCGCACGAAGCACTCCGCCTAACCGTATCAAGTTAAAGGCATCAGAAGTGGCGATCGCTCGCCGTCTTGGGGTGTCGATTGAAGAATACGCAAAACAGGTTGCTCAACTTAGAAGAGGTCAATAATGGAAAAAGTTCAAGTTGCCGATAAGGCACAAAATCGTTCGTCGCGTGAAGTAGATTCTCGTACAGTGATGCAACGCCCAACAGCGTGGCGTCCTCCAGAGACTTTACCCGCCCCGGATCACCGTCCGGGCTGGACACACCGATGGGTGCGCTTGAGTACATTAGGAACCGCTGACCCCAGCAATATCTCTTCAAAGTTGCGCGAAGGATATGAACCCTGCAAAGCAGAGGAGTATCCCGAGCTAATGATGCACGCAACTACTGAAGGTCGCTTTAAAGGCAACGTTGAAGTAGGTGGCTTGTTGCTCTGCCGCATCCCATCAGAGTTCTTGCAACAGCGGGCAGCGTATTACGCTGACCAAAACAAGGCTCAAATGGAATCCGTGGACAACAATTTCCTTCGTGATAGTGATCCAAGGATGCCTCTTTTCTCAGAAAAGAAAACCAAGGTCACTTTCGGTTCTGGTTCTTAATTTTTAGGAGTCCTTAAATGGCTTACCCAACGATCGACAAGCCTTACGGCTTGAAACCGATCAATCTGTACGGCGGTACACCCTTCGCGGGCGCTACTCGTCAGTACCGGATTGCTTCCGGTTACAACACCGCAATTTTTAACGGTGATGTTGTTGAGATGATTAACGATGGCACGATTATCAAGTCTGCTATTACATCAGCTCGCGCAACTGTGACAACCTCTCAGGTTATGGGCGTTTTTATGGGCTGTTCTTACGTTAACGCGCAAGGTCAGACCATTTTTGCCCAGTACTTCCCAGCAAACACCACTGCCCCTACAGGTACAGTTATTACCGCTTACGTGGTTAATGACCCCAATACCTTGTTCAAGGTTGTGATTGCCGCTGGTACTACCGCTGATGGCGCAGCTTCTGGCTTGCTGCCTTCTTCGACCACTCAATATACCGTTATCGGTACTAACGTGGAATTGGTTCAGAACACCGGTTTGACAACTACTGGCGATAGCCGCGTAGCTGTTGCGGCCTCTGCAACCACAGGAACACTGCCTATGAACGTCGTTGACGTTGTGCCTGAGACATCTTATGTCAATGGTTCTGGCAATATCGTGTTCCCCGAGCTTATCGTTCGTTGGAACTTTGAGATTCATACAACCACTATCGCTTCTGGCGTTTAAACAAGGAGCTAAATCATGGCTATTTCACGCGCACAACTGCTGAAAGAGTTGCTCCCCGGATTGAACGCTTTGTTCGGTATGGAGTATGCTCGTTACGGCGAAGAACACAAAGAGATCTACGAAACAGAGACCTCTGAGCGTTCGTTTGAAGAAGAAACCAAGCTGTCCGGCTTCTCTGCCGCACCTGTCAAGAACGAAGGCTCTGCCATCGCTTACGACAATGCACAAGAAGCATGGTCAACTCGCTATACCCACGAAACCATCGCTTTGGGCTTCTCCATCACTGAAGAAGCAGTGGAAGATAACTTGTATGACTCGTTGTCTGCCCGCTATACCAAGTCTTTGGCCCGTGCTATGGCATACACCAAACAGGTCAAGGCTGCTGCCGTCCTGAACAATGGCTTCAGCTCCAGCTACCCCGGTGGCGACGGCGTGTCCTTGTTCAACGCAAGTCACCCCTTGATCTCTGGTGGCACCAACAGCAACACTCCCAGCACCCAAGTTGATTTGAACGAGACTTCTTTGGAAGCCGCCGTTATTCAAATCGCTGCTTGGACTGATGAGCGTGGTTTGTTGATCGCAGCCAAGCCTAAGAAAATGATTGTGCCTCCAGCACTCATGTTCGTTGCCAAGCGTTTGCTTGACACTGAACTGCGTGTTTCCACTGCTGACAACGACATCAATGCGTTGAAACAGATGGGCGCAATCCCCGAAGGCTACACCGTCAATCACTTCTTGACTGACACCAACGGTTGGTATCTGACCACTGACGTGCCTAACGGTATGAAGCATTTTGTCCGCACCCCGCTGCAAAACAGCATGGACGGCGACTTTGACACCGGTAACGTGCGTTACAAAGCCCGCGAGCGTTATAGCTTCGGCTGGTCTGACCCGTTGGGTATGTGGGGTTCTTCAGGTTCCGCCTGATAGTCCACAAAAAAGAAAGGGAGCTTCGGCTCCCTTTTTTTATGTTTAAACCTTGTTGACAGCGTTTAAATGGTGTATATTGCTTTCAACCCGGGGTTATCCGGTGTTCTGACAGTCCCGGCTGACGACATGCAGACAGAACACCCTCATTTGCATGTAAGGAACAATCATGGCACGTACTACGTTTCAAGGCCCAGTTCGGGCGCTCACAGGTTTCTACGCTCAAGGCCCAAGCGCCGTTGTAGCAATCTCCTCTTCTACCACTCTGAATCCTGTTGACCACGGTGGTCGTATCATTTCTATTGGCGGCGCTTTGGCGGCTACAACCACTGTGACTTTGCCAGCAATCAATGTCTCCACTGACCCCGCCTCTTCTGGCCCCGGCCAAGACCCTAACACCATCAACAACGAAGGTGTTCGCTACACAATTTGGGTTCCCACAACCATCACTACCAGCACATTGAAAATTGCCACCAATGGAACAGATTTGTTCATTGGCACTTTGTTTGGTGTTGACACTGACTCATCCGATGCACTGGTTGCGTACAACGCTTTAGCCGCAGACGCCTTTGACTTCATCAACTTGAATGGTGGAACCACAGGCGGCGTGGCTGGCACATTCATTGAAATCGTTGCGGTCGCTGCAAACTCCTACATGGTCACCGGCACTGTGAATGGTTCAGGAACTGTTGCAACACCATTCTCGACTACCTAATCAACCCAATGGGGCTTCGGCCCCTGTTAAATCAGGAGTTTGATTATGACGATGCAATTTGACGTAAAGTCGTATCACAACACCGCGTCAGGTTTGGCGGTGCCATACCGCACCCGTCTCAAAGGTGTGTTGATTTCCCCAACAACGTCTGTTGCATTTAACACCGTAATTGTTGATGATGTTACGCAAACTGGCACGTATAACGTTCCCGGTTCCACAACTTGCACCGTAACAATCGCCGCCCACGGTTTGACCACTGGGGATCGTGTGTATTTGGACTTTACCTCTGGCACAACCACAGATGACGCTTACACGGTGACGGTGCTGACTGCAAACACGTTTACGGTTACTGTGACATCCGCAACAACAAACGGTAATGTGACTATGTACGCCAAGCTTTTGACCGAGATAGATTGCTCTAACGGCACATCTTTCTACACCTTAATTCCCGGGGAAGGCATCTTGGCAACCACTGGAATTCGTGTGTTCTTGCCTTCGGCAAGCGTGACCTCAACCATTTTCTACGGATAAGGTGCGGCCATGACAATGCAATACGACGTAAAGTCCTATCACGCTTCTGCCTCTGGTACAGCGGTTAGCTACCAGACACGACTGAAAAGTGTTGTGGTTACGTCTGGCACGGTTTCTGCCCGCACATTCTCTATTTGCGATCCATCCGTAAATAAATCAGGTACGTATGCACGTACATCTCCAAGCGGCGTGGTAACCATCACAATGACTGCACACGGGTTAGAAACAGGCGACCGAGTGTTTTTAAACTTCACTTCCGGTCTTGGTATTGACGCAGCGTTTGATGTGACAAAACTCACAGCAGATACTTTTACTGTGACAACTGCGTCAACTGCGACAACATCGGGTAACGTCACGATGTATTCAGTAATTTTGTTGGAGGTGGATACCTACAACACTGTAGGCTTACCAATTTTCATTCCCGGCGAAGGCATTCTTTGCGAGAATGGTATCTTCGTTGGTGTTGGCGGAAGTGTGACGGGGACAATTTACTATGGCTAAGAAAAACCCCTCCCTCGCAGTTGGGCGTGGCGAAAAGCTGCCTGTCTCTAAGGGGGCGGGTTTGACTGCCAAAGGCCGTGCCAAGTACAACGCCGCAACGGGCAGTAACCTGAAGGCTCCACAGCCCCAAGGTGGCCCCCGCAAGAAGTCGTTCTGCGCCCGTATGTCAGGTATGCCCGGCCCCATGAAGGACGAGAAAGGTAAACCTACACGCAAGGCCGCATCTTTGGCCCGATGGAAATGTTGAGGTACACATGAGCTTCCTTTCAGACGCAGCACAAGACTCTGGAGCATCTCCGCCCGGGGCAGCCCCTAGAGGAAAAAAACAATCAAGTCCTCTTGATGTTTTGCGCGATGCCATACGCAGACAACATCCAGAGCTACCCGAAAATGTCCAAATGAAAAAGGGCGGCATGACAGCTTCGGCCCGTGCAGACGGCATTGCTCAACGTGGCAAAACCAAAGGGACAATGATCTAATGGACATCAACACGCTCTGGTCTGCTGGCCTGTCCCTCGTCATGGGGGCGTTGTGGTTTTTCATTCGTGAAAAATTTGACGAGCTGGCCCGCCTGAGTATTTTATTGAACCGAACACGCGAGGAGATTGCCCGTGATTACGCAACTAATTCAGAAGTGCAAAGAGTTACTGACCACATTGACCAACGGTTTAACCGCCTTGAGGCAAAAATTGACCAACTCCTTCAAGCGGGGAAATGATGCCAGCGACAAGCCTTAAGCAGAAAAAACTGATGGATGCCGTGGCTCACAACCCGGCATTTGCCAAGAAGACTGGGATCCCTCAATCTGTTGGCAAAGACTTCAGTCAGGCCAGCAAAGGCATAAAGTTCAAGGGCGGGCCAAAAACCCGCGCTGATTCGCAGGTCGTCAACCGACCTAAAACAAACCAAGGCTCGGAAGAGCTGTTTAAACAAGGTGGTAAGACTATGGCTGAATCCAAAGCAATGATGAAAAAAGAAGTGTCCTTCATGAAAAAGAAGGGCGCACCCTCATCCATGATCAAACATGAAATGAAGGAAGCTGGCATGAAAAAAATGGCAAATGGCGGCATCACCAAGGCCAAAATGGGCGCAGTGAAAACCGCAGCCCCTAGCCGCGATGGTCTTGCCACCAAAGGCAAAACCAAAGGCGCTATGGTCAAAATGTCCGGCTCTAAGCCGCTGGGCATGAAGACCGGCGGCAAAGCTTACTGCTAAAAAGGAGCCCAACATGGCAAAAGCAAAGAACCTCGCAGGTCTGGCCGCTCTTGGCGCGTTGGGCTATATGTTGACTCGTGGCAAGGGTGAGGATTCCAATCCCACCCGCGCAGCTCGTCCTGAGTCCACTGAGACTCGGGAAGAGCCACGTCGTCAGATTACTGACTACATGTCAAAAGCTCCTGAAGCAGAAGACGCCAACTATGGCAATGAAGGTCGTCGCACATCAATGGGCGTGGCTCCTACAGCTTCCGCAAAACAGCGCCTTTCGCCAGCGGCTGTTGCAGACAACACCACCGGCATCGCCATGCCATCGGGATCTCCTGATTCAGAGGCTGGTATGGGTCGTGGTACTCGCCCGGCAGATCGCCGCTTGGCAGAGACTGGGGTAAGCCGTGGCACTCGCAAAACATCTGTTGCTGGCGCTGGTCGTGGAGCAATAAATCCTAGCAATGTTGCGGCATCTGATGCCCGCTCCTCAGAATCTGGCATGTCTCGGGGCACTCGTACAACTTCAAACGCTGGCGCTGGTCGCGGCTCAGTGAATCCCGACGCAGTCAAACCTTCTGGCGCAAGAGACTTGGAATCCGGCATGAGTCGTGGAACTCGTACTCCAACCCCACCATTCAAAGGTGGCCAACCCGGCTACGACGAGGCTGGCAATTTCATGGGTGGCCGTGGTGGTTATGACGAAGCTGGCAACCCAATGAAAAAGGGTGGCAAGGTCAAGAAGATGGCTTCCGGCGGCATGACTGCCTCCAAACGCGCCGATGGCATTGCGTCTCGCGGCAAAACCAGATGCAAGATGTATTGAGGTGAATCATGACTACCAGCACTAAAGAAGGAACGATGGGCGCGTATAAACCACGCCGCCCCGGCACAACCTACGAAGATTCTTTGACCTCTGAAGACATCAAAAAGATGCAAGAGCAAAAGGATGAAGCGGAGACTCAAAGAAAAACTGAAGCTGCGTACAAGATCAAAAACATGGCTAAAGGCGGCTCAGCCTCTGATACCCCTCAGTTCAAGGTACCAATCAAGCAATTGCCATATATGGGTGAGAAGCCAGAGTCTCGCATCCCTCCCCCTGCTCAACGCAGTAAAACTAATTCGGATGTAAAAATGCCGGATAAAAATTACAAGGGCGGTGGTATGACTGCTTCCTCTCGTGCAGATGGCATTGCCCAGCGTGGCAAAACCCGTGGGACGATGATCAAATGATGGCCTCACGCGGCATGGGCGACATAAATCCGGCCAAGATGCCGGGGAAGAAGGTTGTCCATCGTAAAGACAAACCACAGAATGTGGACATGTACGCTAAGGGTGGGGAGGTTTGGGATCGTCCAAACCCCGCCAAGAAGCACAAGAAGCTGTCTCCAGCCAAGAAGGCCAAAGCAAAAGCAGCCGCTAAAGCTGCCGGACGGCCTTATCCAAACCTGATTGACAACATGCGGATGGCGAAATAATGGCAACAACCTCTGGGCAAACAGGATTCAATCTTGACCTCACAGACTTGGTCGAGGAGGCGTTTGAGCGCGCCGGAGGTGAGTTGCGTACCGGTTACGACCTTCGTACCGCCCGCCGTAGTTTAAACATCATGTTTGCCGACTGGGCAAACCGGGGCATCAACCTTTGGACAATTGAGCAAGGCACAATTGACCTTGTCCAAGGCCAGAACACCTACCCCCTGCCCAACGACACCATTGACCTGCTTGAGCATGTCATCAGAACACAGGCAAACGTTGCCGCTAATCAGGCAGACCTGACCATCACCCGGATCAGTGTTTCAACGTATGCCACGATCCCCAATAAGATCACCCAAGCCAGACCGATCCAGATCTGGATCCAGAGGTACAACGGCATGACTTCGCCGGTTGGCGCAACGATTGACCAAGTTGGCGGCATTTCCTCCACCGCCACCCAGATTACTCTTGACTCGGTGGATGGCCTGCCAGCCTCCGGATTTGTGAAGATTGAGAACGAGATCATCAACTACGGCTACATCACAGGGAATACCCTATACAACTGTTTCCGCGCCCAGCAAAACACTGCCGCAGCCAGCCATGCCGACAACACTGCCGTTTACTGGCAGCAGGTGCCCGCTGTAACCGTCTGGCCGACTCCAGACAACGCACAGCAGTACACATTGGTTTATTGGCGTCTACGCCGCACCCAAGACGCCGGTGGCGGTGTAAACATCATGGATGTTCCGTTCAGGTTTATCCCCTGCATGGCCGCTGGCCTGTCGTACTACATCGCTGCCAAGATCCCGCCCGGTGCAGAACGCATCCCCATGCTGAAGGCTCAGTATGACGAGGCTTGGGAATTGGCTGCGCAAGAGGATCATGAGAAAGCTGCGTTGCGGCTTGTGCCCCGTCAGACCTACATTGGGAGGTAACGGTGGGTAACAGGTTTGCCAGTGGCAAGTTTGCGATTGCTCAATGTGATCGCTGCGACCAACGGTTCAAGTTGAGCATCTTGAAGACTGAGATCATCAAGACCAAGAACTACAACTTGTTGGTTTGCCCTGAGTGCTGGGATCCTGACCAGCCGCAATTGCAGTTGGGTATGTTCCCGGTGGACGACCCGCAGGCTTTGAGAAATCCTCGCCCAGACCGCAGCTATCTGCTGTCAGGGACGAACGGATTGC